ATGAACAAAGACATGGAAAGCGAAAACATATTTAAACAAGCAGTCGACAAGTTCGGTGTCGAAAATCAACTATTAAAATTAGTTGAAGAAATGGCCGAACTTACTCAGGCAATTATCAAACATAGGTTATACCCTAATGAACCGAAACACTTTAATAATCTATTAGAGGAACTTGCAGACGTAAATTTGGTAATGAATCAATTAACTTATGCTGAATTGTTTAAAACAGATATAGCAGTTGATTTATTTGCAATGCACTATAAACGCAAGTTAAACCGCCTTGAATCATTGTTAAAAAGTTCTGAAAAAACTAAGGTAGATAATTAGTAATATTGTATTGGGTTTATTTGGTAGTGCATTACCAATTTATTTAAACAAAAAACATTTAAAGCAGTAGCTTAGTAAGGATGCACCCTGAACGGCTCACTGCTTTTTTATTTTATGGAACAAGAAACCATTGAAAAATTAATTGCAAAATATTACTCTTATGATAATGGCAAAGAGTTTATTTTAGCATCTATTGAACTATTTAGTAATTTAGATAGTAGAAGCCTAAAAAATTTTATTGAACAAACATTTACAAACAACAACATAGAAAGTTGTTATGGTAGTGATTTTATAAAATTAGGCAAACATTGGAATAACATAGCAAAAACAAAGTTAGAACTAAATGATTATAGTTCATACTTAAGGTCAATGAGTACAAGTGCAAGGTTTTATGCTATTGGTAAATTTCTAATAAATGAGGGTTATTAGTCATGGCGGCAGGGAAGAAAAGTTTTGTGTTGTATTGTGACTTAATACACACAATTAAGAAAATGCCAAATGATAAAGCTGGTGAACTTTTTAAGCACATCTTAGCTTATGTAAATGATTTAAACCCTACAACAAATGATTTAATAATTGAGTTAACATTTGAACCAATCAAGCAACAACTTAAAAGGGATTTAGAAAAATGGGAAACTGAAATTAAACCAAAGCGCACAGAATCAGGACGTTTAGGAGGTATTAAATCAGGTGAAGCAAGACGAAGCAAAACGAAGCAAAACGAAGCAAATGCTTCAAACTTGAAGCAAAACGAAGCAAACGAAGCTGTTAATGTAAGTGTTAATGTAAATGATAATGTAATAAAGGATATATCTAAAACTACTTTAGAAGATTGTGAAAAATTGTTTATAGAAAAAACTATTTCAAATTGGACTGAATCATTCGCTAAAAAAGAAGCATTTAAATTTTACAACTTCTATGCGTCTAAAAATTGGATGGTAGGTAAAAACAAAATGAAGTCAATACCTCATGCAATTGGAGGATGGATTGGTAGAGTAGAAAAGCCTGAAACAATAAATCAACCTGAAGTAAGGGAGGAAACCGAAAGAGAATACAGACAAAGAACTTGGTTAGAAAGAAACGGAGGTAATCTATGAACGTAAAAATTATTGATTACTCTAAAAAAGCACTTCAATTCGAGGACTATCATAAGTCAGGCGGTACTCAACTAAACTATGCAGGGTTTGAATGTTTGAATGGAGTCTTTAAATTCTCACTCGATGGTGTAACAGATATTACGGGTTTGCCCCATAGTGGAAAAACTGAGTTTGCCTTAGAATTGCTATTTTATCAAACAGAAGCATTTGGATTAAGACACTTACTTTACGCCCCTGACATTGGAAGTTATAACGAGATTAGACGTAAGTTGTTAGTTAAGCATTATAGACGTTCGTTTCGTGGTTATGAAAATTCAATCACTCAAACCGAAATTATAAAAGCTACTGCATGGATTGATACTCACTTTTTAATCGCTCAAAAAGACGATGCAAAAAAACCATTATCACCAATTGACTTATGGAATTTTGGAGTAGATTACGAAGATAACAACGGACCAATTAACACTATTTTTATTGACTCATGGAAAAATCTATTTCACGACTTGCAGCAATTTGGAGGGCGTGAAGATTTATATTTGGATTATGTTTTGGCTTACAGAAACGAATTAGCAGAAGCGAAATGCAAACACTTGATGACAATTGCACACCCTAAAAAAATGGAAATAATGATGCCTAAAGATGGGAGTAAAGCAAAAAGGAGAGTACCTGATGCGGATGACATAAAAGGCGGCTCAGCATGGAATAGTAATGGCAAAACTATTATAACAGTTGATTATCCTGAAAAGCAAAAACAAACAGTTGATTTATATTTCAATAAGGTTAAACCCGATGTATTAGGGAAAGCAAATGTATTATTTGAACCACTTGAATTCGATTGGCGTAAAAGTCGATATAGAGAAACTATTGAGGGCAAAATCTGCTATGCAGGGATGGGAAAAGAATACCGAGAAAAAGGCGAATTTATAGGATTTGCAAGTCAATCAAACAACGATATTAAACCATTAGAACAAGCACCATTTTAACATGAAAGAATTAGAAGAAATCCAAGCAAATCAAAAGTGGTTTGAGTTCATCTCGACTTTAAGACCTTACTTGAATAAAAAGCAAGAAAGTCCTATTTTCCAATTAAACGCCATTTTAAGCACGTTTATTCTCGAAGCTGAACAAAGTATTGACTTAATAGTAAAAGACTCACTAAGGCAAGAAAAGAGGGCAAAATTGGCTAAATTATACGAATGCTACAACTTAGCGACACAATCAATGGGAATTCAAGTAATTTATGAACAAAAGAATTTAAGACTACAAGTAAGACTCAATGAAGTTGAAACTTTACTTATCGAATTAGCAGCCGAAAATAAGAGATTAAAGGAGTTGAATGAATTTTAAAACCCTGATTTATTGCACGTTGCAAATATTCGAATAAAATAAACGAAATAAATCAAAACTTCTATTACATTTGTATCACCAAACAACGAAACAATGACAACACAATTAAGATTTTTTGAAGTAAATTTAAATCAAAATTACATGAATTCAGCTTATACACTTCAATCTGAAACACCTGAAAAAGCATTGCAACTTGCTATTGATGAAGCTAAATTAAATAAAAATAGTTCAGTAGATTTATTTGAAGTTGATGAAAATGGTAATTTATTAGATTATTCAAGCGGTTTAATTTTAGTGTAAGATGAATAGATTTAAATTAATAGACCCAAGCGGTAGAACAGAAAATAAAACCTTTAAAACTATAAAAGAGGTTGTAAAAGAGTTATTATCAGAAAATAGAGATGCTTCATTGCAAAAATATTTTATTCAATGTTTAATAGATGATATTGAAATTGATTCTGATGAGTTACTTATGGCATGGAAAGATGGAGAACGCCCTGAAGATTTACAAATGTTTTAAATTTAAACTAAATGACAATACGCAAAAGAGTGGGGCAATCTAAACCCCCCGAAGAAAGAATAATTCAATTCGCTATTTATCCAAAGTCTGGCCACGTTGAGAAGTTAGGCCGAGACAATGCACGAGAGATAGCTGAGAAGGCAATTTTGAAGGCAATTGAAAAGATTAAATAATTAAACCCAAACAATAAAAACATGGAAAACAAAAGAATCCCATTCGATTGGGAAAAGTACCAGTCAGGAGAATATGAAGCGGTTTGTAGAGATGGGAATAAAGATATTATAATAGGCGCTTACAATCCTAATGCACAAGAATACAAGTTAGCTGCATGGGTTGAATCAGAGCTATATTGCTATACTGAAAATGGTTTAGTAAATACAGAAATAGAATTTACAACTCAAAAAGATTTATTCCTCATCCCCAAACCAAAAAAGTTCCAAGCATGGGTTAATCTGTATAGTAATGGAAACATAACCTATCATTTAATTGAAAGTGAATCAAAAGAATATAAGAATATGTTAGCTATAAAAGGAATTAAATGTGTTGAAACTCGATTAATTGAATGGGAGGGTTAATCGTAATTAGTGAAAACACTTAGACCATTCTGGAATAAAAGTAAACCTAAAGAATCATTCCGAAACGTAACACAATCTGATCATGCTCGATTCTTACAAAGTGCGGCATGGAAAAGAATTAGAGAGGTAGTGATAAGACGTGACTTAAACATTTGCCAATCCTGCAAGGTAGCAATTCACATAACCAAGAAGCCGCCTGAGATTGACCACATTCAACCAGTGTCAGAAGGTGGTAGCTATACAGACATTGATAACCTTCAATGCTTATGCAGTAGATGCCACAAGAAGAAAACAGCTAAAGAGATAAGTAATAGGAAACAAATTTAAACAACTATCACAATGACAATAAAGAATAACTTAACCTTACACACACACAACACTATGCAACTTTGAGTACATTAGAGCCAACACCAGCAGCAGATGCGTATAGTATTGACCAATTGGAATTGATAGGTGCTTATCAAACCGAACGGGATGGGGACTGACTATAAAAGTAGGCAAAATCTCCAAAC